TCGAATAGAAAGATTAAGAGCATACTTTGATGAAACATCAAGGGATAAATTATTAGAAAGAAGATCACAAGAAGGTGATTATTTAGAAAAAGAATTAAACAAAGTACCTTACACAATTTTTATAGGATAATATGGCTTTATACGGAGGAAAAAGAGATATAAGCCTATTTAGACACGTAAATAGAGAGTTAATGGGTAACATTATCTCTCAGGAATGTGTTTACTATAAATTTAAATTAGATGAAACTAAAGTTAACCTTTACGGTGAATCTGCAGGCTCAAAATACTATTATAGGGGCGTTATATTAAGTTGTTTAGTCCAAAGATCACCACAGGAATACCCAGATGATGAATTTGGTGTACAATACTATCAAAACATTGATTTTAAATTTTTACGCGATGATTTACTGCAAAGAAATTTAGATTTTAACAAAAACTTTGACCAAGGAGATTATTTTGGAGCTGATTTAGTTCCTCAAGTAGGAGACATTGTTTATTACTATGGGGGTTATTATGAGGTAGATGATGTAGTTGGAAATCAATATTTTATGGGTAAAGACCCTGATTATGATTATGCGGAAAATCCAATAAACCCAGGATTAGAAAACTTTGGTAGTGATTTATCTATTATATGTAAAACACATTATACCCCAGTAGACAAAGTACAATTAGAAAAAGGAAGAATAAATGGCTAAGAATTATAGAAAACCCGTACCAAAATCCCAAAAGGAAATATCTAAGGATTTACAAACACCGTATTCATCAGAATATGGTAATCCTAATGATGCATCTGAAGGAGGGCAGTTTTCACCAAATAATGAAGCTAACATTCCCTTTAATAGGTCAACTAAAATGTCTTTTAAGGGAGATACAGTTAAACCCTTTTCTATTGGGATACAAGATATAGATGAATCTATAATGTATTACTTTGAGAATGTTATAAAACCCTCAGTATTTCAAAATGGAGAAAGAATAGCAGTTCCAATTATATATGGTTCACCTGAAAGATGGAAATCTATACAAAAAGATGGATACTACAGGGATAAAAAGGGTGCTATAATGAACCCAATTATAATGTTTAAAAGAAACTCATTAGAGAAAAACAGAACATTATCAAGAAAGTTAGATGCTAATTCACCTAATTTGTATACATCTTGGCAAAAATCATATAACGATAAAAATTTCTATAGTAACTTTAACTTACTTAATAATAGAGTACCAACTAAACAATTTATAACAAACGTTATCCCAGATTGGGTTAACTTAACTTATAGCTGTATAATTCAAACATATTACGTAGAACAATTAAATAAAATAATCGAAGCAATAAACTATGCTTCAGATTCATATTGGGGTAATCCTGAACGTTTTAAGTTTAAAGCCCAAATAGATAATTTTACTACAGTTACTGAATTACAACAAAGTCAAGAAAGATTAGTAAGAGGTACATTTGACATAAAAATGTATGGTTACATTATCCCAGATGTAATACAAAAAGATATGGAAGCTGTTAAAAAATATAATGAAAAATCAAAAATTGTATTTGGACTAGAAACAGATTCAAACCCTGAAAGATATGAAGCAAACCCAACAGTAACACCCGATGGTAGGACTAGAGATACTACAACGGGAAAAATTAATTTGGGAACATCCCCAGTTAGTTTTCCAAACGATCCAACTCCTCCAGTGTATACTTCTTTAAATGATCTACCAACATCAGATCCTTTAGTAGCGGGTGTAATATGGAATAATGGAGGAGTACCAACTATATCAAATGGTTAATATTTATAATTAATAAAAAGATATTAAATGAGTAAAATAAGATTTGTAGATCCAGGTATAATAGTTAATGCAACTGGAGGAAGTGGAGGTTCATCAATATCCTCAAGTTACGCTTTATCAGCTTCATACGCTGATTTTGCTACATCCGCCTCATATGCTGTATCTGCTTCTCATGAAATTATAAAAGAAGTATCTTCAAGTTACGCAGATACTGCCTCATTTGCACAAAGTGGAAATGGTATTTTTAGTGGTTCTTTTAGTGGTAATGGTTCTGGGTTAACAAATATCCCCTCCTCAGGAATTATAGGTCTTCCAACTGTTACTGGAACTACAAATACTATACCAATATTTACAGGTACAAATGCAATTGGCAATTCAACTATTACTTATGATGGGGAAAGTTGGGATTGGAATGTAGGAGGGGGTGTTTTAAAACTTAGTACTTCTAATTCAAGTTATGTATCAATTTTTCCAACAAGTAATAATTTACGTTTTCAAAGAAGTACAGGGGCAAGTACTGAATTTTCTTATAGTACCTTAACAGGTAATCATATTCTTACCATCCCATCTTCCACGGGAACTTTTGCTTTACTTAACTCCAACAATTACTCAGCTTCAGGTTCATTTTCAGGTTCATTTCAAGGAGATGGTAGTGAATTAATTGGAGTAATATCATCATCATATTCAACAACTGCTTCATATGTAGAAACTGCTCAAACAGCATCTTACGTATTAAATGCGGTTAGTTCAAGCTATGCTATAACCGCATCCCATTTATTAAACAACCCACCACCCTTCCCATTCTCAGGATCAGCAGTTATAACAGGAAGTTTAGTGGTATCAGGTTCAAGCAAACCATTAGAAATAATTGGAAGTGGTTCAACAGTATTTAGTGTAGTAGGTAGTTTAGGAGAATTATTTGCCATTGATGACCAACTATCAGGTTCATTACTAGTTGTAAATGATATATCAGGTTTACCCCAATTTGAAGTATTCTCAGATGGTAGAACTTTAATAGGAGCAGACCCTCGCTCATTATACACTACTGCGACTATAAACGCAACTTTAGCTGCTACGTCGGAGTCTATATACTCCTTGAGTACTAGCTCATATGACGGTGTATTCTTTGATTATACGGTAACATCCGCATCAAATGCTAGAGCAGGTAACATAATGTCAATATGGAATGGAGGTAATTTAGTTTACACAGAAAATACTACAACTGACATAGGTTCAACAGTAGGAGTTACATTTAATGTAGAAATTTCTCAATCACAAGCTCAACTTATTTCTTTAACAGACACTGCAGGATGGAAAATTAAAACAACTATAAGGTCAATATAAAGTTATGTCATTACAAAGAGGACCAGGTATTATAACGGATGGGTTAGTATTTTATGCAGATGCTGCCAATCCTAGATCTTATATAAGTGGGAGTACTACAACAGATAGTTTAACCGATAATAGCTACAAGGGTACACTTACTAATGGTGTTGATTTCCTTACAGATAATCAAGGTGTTTTAGACTTTGATGGGGTTGATGATTATATATCATCATCATACACAGATATAGATATTCAACCCCAAGATGCTTTTACTTGTGGCGCATGGATATATCATTCTAAAAACAACAATATTCAATTTATACTTTCATTTGAGATTAGTTTAGGAGTAGGCGCCATCCCTCTTTATATTTGGGATACTAATAAGGTTAGATTTGGAGTTGCTGACACAAGAGTAAGTGGAGGTAATGCTTATGTAAAAGAATCAATTGACCCTCTACCCCTGAATGAATGGTATTATGTTGTATGTGTTAAAAACCCAACTCCCTTGGGCCCCCCACACCTTGATGGTACAATGTATTGGAATGGTGTAGAAGTATCTACACGCAACGCGTTCAATGGGGCAATAACAAGTACGACTAATGGTAATTTAATTATTGGTAAAAGAGGTGCTGTTAATACTAGTTTTTTTGGGGGCGATCTATCTTCCCTTAAATTATACAACCGAGCCTTATCAGCAGATGAAGTACTACAAAATTATAACGCATTAAAAGGAAGATTTGGATTATGAGCGGAAGAGTAGGACCATTACCACCTTCATTTATAAACACTTATTCAATGGATTTTGATGGAGTGGATGATTATGTTGATATAGGTAATAACATTAATTTTGATTATAATGAGGCTTTTTCTTATTCCTTTTGGGTAAACCCCGATGCAGTTAGTGGTACTGATTATTTATTTTCTAAATATGCAAGTAGTCGAGGTATTCTAATGTACTTTACTTCCCCTGGAACTGGTAATAATTTTCTCTATTTTAATTTATATAACACAAATAGCGGTTCTACCGCCACAAGGAAAAGAATAGTAACTAGAACTGGTTCTGTTATACCTCCAAACACTTGGACTAACATTATAGTAACTTATGATGGCAGTGGTTTAGCAAGTGGGATAACCATTTATAAAAATGGAGTTCCTCAATCCATTACAGTAGTTCAAGATAATTTACAAAATCAAACTATTTTAACTTCTCAAAATGCTTATATAAGTGGCAACAACTTTGCAAGTAGTTTTTACGCTGGTAAACAAGATGAATGGGCTATTTTTAATTCTGAACTTTCGGCTGCAGAGGTTTTAGCTATTTACAATGATGGGATTCCAAATGATATAACAAGCCTTTCTCCTATTGCGTGGTATAGATTCGAAGAAGGATCTGGTACAATAGCTATTGATTCTGGAACAGGTGGAAACAATGGAACAATTG